AGTATAACTACCTACACTGTCTTTGGTAAAGTCTTCATCAAGCAATATTACGTTGCTAAGGGTATGAAGAAATTCTCTGTTTTCCGGCATCAGCTCATAACATTCAACCATTACAGAAGGACAAGCCCGGTGGATTGCTTTTACAAGCGCGCCACGCCCGGCACTCGGCTCCAGTACCGTATCATCCTCATGTATCCCTCCGGCAAGCATAACCAGCCAGTCGGCAACATCGGACGGAGTTTCAAAAAACTGGTAATCCCGCTGTAGGTTGCACCGTTTACCCTCTTTCAAAACGGAAAACACACGTTCCGGATTAAACGGGAATGTGAAACCTTGTACCTTCCCACCTTGCCATGAGCCGCCGGCTTCTTCTATCCACTTCTTTGCTTCAGCATAGGATTTTTTGTTGAATTGAACTTGGGGAAGTTTGAGAACACCATCCTCAAGAGTACAATGTTTCAATATCTCTTCCACGCTCCATTTCTTACCTTCATCAGCCTGTTTTTTCTTTTCGTCCGTTGAAGCGTCCGGCGCTAAAAGTGAAGATATTTTTTGAACAACCGTATTACTTGCATCCACGAAGGCATTGACACAGGATAGCGCTTCCATGAGAAATTTTGTATCAACATGTCCGGTCTCGTCATAGATGTCTATCCCTTCGGTCATGGATGACAGTTCATTGAGCTGCGCTACACTACCATGTAACGTTTCGATTAAAATCTTTTTTTTGTTCGTCATAACTTTTCTGTAAATAAATTCTTGTTGTGTCTATGCTCCCATGACCTAAAAGGTCAGCCAGTTGAATAACATCTTTGTTTTTTTTCAGGAACATTTTAGCAAAGAAATGCCGGAAGGCGTGCGCGTGCATCTTCCTTGGATCAATGCCGCAATGTTTTCCCCATGCTTTCAAGTGCTGGGAAAAGCCACGCTGTGTGATTGGGCCGAATCTCCCTACCGCAAAAATCCCGGTTTTACCATGTTCTTTAGCATAAGCCTTTGCTTCTTGCTGTAGCTGTTTTTGAAAGAAAAATCGACGGTACTTGTTACCCTTTCCTTTTAATACCACTTCCCCGGATATGATGTCTTCCCACGTAAACTGCTGGAATTCCGACAGACGGGCGCCCGTTGTTCCCAAAACCTTAATAAAGAAATAGTAATCCTTATTGTTTTTTGCCTTGAGATATTCCAACAGCCGGTTATATTCCTCCTCGGTCGGCACATTGTTCACATCAAGCTTGCGCTTTATTTTGGGACGCTTCAGTTCTATAGGCTTCTTCAGCCATTTGGAAAATCTTTCTATTGCTGTAATCCGCAAACGGATGGTAGCGGGAGATAATTTTTCTTCTTCAAGACTTTTTATAAACCTCCTGCAATTATCCATGTTTACCTCATTGGCGTATTCGAAATACTTTTTCATGGATGTGTAATATATATAAACTGTATGAGAAGAGTAATCATTGTTGTCAGTCAGCCATATAATGAAATCATTAAGTTGTTTCTTGTTCTTATCCGAAATGACATCAAGTTTTTCCAAAGGTTTCACCGCCTTTCCCCTTTTTCCATATCCGATGTTGAGATAGGATAATAGATCGCATATAGCTGAACACATTAGCGAATGACGCACCATGACATCTGCATTTTCACGCTTATAAACCAGATAGCCACGACGATTGACATCTTCAGTACGTTCAAGAAAATCCGTTACATATTTGATATATTTCCCGACAGTATCATAAGTTCTGCCTGTTGTGTATAAGTAGGAAATATAATCAGTTAATATCTTCTGCCTGTCATTATTCATAATCTTGTTTAATTAAATTATACCAATCATTGCTATCTTCGAAAAAACATCTGTATCCATTAGCCGTATGTTTGCCTCTCACTTTCCGACATATAGCACTGATCAAAGAAGGAGCCACGCAATCATCTTACCAGCCGTTTGTATCGAAGGGAATACTCCACATAATTTCTCATCCTTTATCAAAACAACGCTCTTTTTATTCATGCCTGCACCAGTCTTATGCCAAGCCCCACGTCCTTTAGACAGATTTTTTATACTTCTGGCCTTGGAACGTTTTGAATGATAAACCATTTTACGACCCTTGTTGCGAGAAACACAACCTTTTAAAAATCGTCCGGTAATTAAGTCTCTCTCAAATCGCTCAGGCGGTATATATAATTCACTCATTTCTATTTCTGTTTTGAGGGTTATTGTTTTTCTTCATTTTTCAAAAAGCCACTCCGGTCAGGATATACCTTTTGTACCAGTTTCTCCATTTCCTCAATAGCTTTATAGGCATTATTTATATCATCTTCACGATAGGGATTGTTAGGATTATCGCCAAATAAACCATATATGACCTTGTATGAGAGCCTGTGAGCACGTTGCCTATCAATGTATTTTTGCTCACAGGTAGCAGTACCGTCAAGCGTTCCGCCAAGGCTGTTTGTAACAGCCATAAGCCTTGCCAACAATTTCTTTTGAGTTTTATTCATTTCTATATTTTTATGTACTTTTACACATAGAACAAAATCTAAACCTTTTGCAATCCACAGCATTCCTGTGATATCTATCTGCGCATGCAGCAAAGAAAGTGCAGTTATGACAATCTCTTTTAAATTTTTTCTTTTTCTTTACTTTAGGATATTTCATTTCATTTTTAGTTTTGAGGATTATCCATTAAACTTAAACTCATCCATATATCCCATTTCTTTCAAGCGGATATTGAACTCTTCAACCGAATCATTATTAGGAATGAATTGTTCAAGAACATCGTTAAAAGGGTGCAGATAGTTTTTTAAAATATCATTAGCCTCTTCTTCTCCACGTTTCTTTCCTAATCGGTCTTTGCATAATTCTATGTAATCATCTTTTGTCATATTGTAGTGTGTGACTGTATCAACAATTGTACTAAACCTACAATATAAGCCGTTTGGCTGTTGGGCTATAAATGATCCCATAATTACCTCCTTCTAATTTTTTTATTTATCCACGGTTGATTTTACAATAATCTTATTATCGGATGATGGCATTACAACCACATTCCCGGCATCTGTGCTAATTTTTAAGATAGGATTAGAATTTGCGTCAATACCGGCTACTATAATCATATCTCCAAAAACATATCTTTTATCTTGTTCTAATTCATTCATTTCTTTTTCGTTTTACGCTAATTGTTTATCGAAAATCTTAATACACTCGAATAAATATTTTGCCACTGTTGGATTTACCGCATTGCCGATACTTCCAACTCTGTGTGACCAATCGGGAAACCCATCATCATTTCTAACAGTGCTATGCGCTGGGATTTCAAGAATCCTTTTTGCGCAAGTATATCCGACACTCGTATCTGATACCCACTGTTTAAATATCGAGTTAAAGCATCCATTGTTGCAAATGTCGCCTTGTAGTCCGATTTTGTTGGAGTAGGCAATAAGATAAAGTCTTTCCCTTTTGTGCGGGTATCCAAAAGCGTAGTTTGATATACATTGCCATTCCGCATCATACCCGATTTTGGAAAGGTCGCATAACACCTGTTCGAAGCCGGAAATAACGAGAGCTGGCGAGTTCTCAATGATGACGTATTTAGGTCTAATCTCCCGTACAATTCTATACATCTCACTCCATAAGCCGGATCGTTTCCCTTTAATACCTTCACGTTTTCCGGCAACGCTGATATCTTGACACGGAAATCCTCCACTAATGATGTCCACATATCGAAGCCCGGTTGTTTTTGTAATATCTGTGAATCTTTCTGCATAAGGAAATTTATTTTTTAATATTTCACCTTGAAATTTTTCAATTTCACAATTCCATAGGGTTTTAATCCCTGCCATTTCAGCACCTAATTCAAAGCCACCAATGCCACTGAATAAGGATCCATGAGTCAGTTTACTATGCTCCATTTATTTCATTACTATTTCTGTTTTGAACCATTTTCCTGATGTCTGGTAATAATGGTAATTATTGGAAATTAAATTCTATTTGTTATTTTGATATTTCGATTATTTTTTGTTCAAAGATCGGGCATTCTCTTCTGCCCAACAGGTGCGTTCCATGAAGCCTGTAGCATGGCTTTTCGGGAATCGAATCGTATTTACGATATATGGCACAACGGTGGCAGATGCGATGTATACCGTATTTCCCTTTTGCGCCGTAACATACCACAGGATAACCGTCAGCAGTTTTCATGATTTTCTAAACAAATGACTGAACGCATTATCCAAATCCAGGTCCAAATTCAGTTTGGACGGGAAAGATTTAATGTATTCGTACATCTTATAAGCGAGGTTGTCATCATCACCGCACCTGTCAATCAGTGTGAGCAACATGGCGTTCACCATGTCAGAATCATTGCCGAAGTTTTCCTGAGTGGATTCGCTACAATGATTCACATCACTTTTCAATCTCTTTATCGCGG